TTTGCTGCCGCTTGCGCCGCTTCCACAACAGGCTTTATGTTCGAGTAATTCTTCACGTCATCGCGCTTGGTGAACTCCTCGCGCAGCTTCTGCTCGGCCTCGAGTTGACCGCCCGGCGTGTCGATGAAGGTTCCCTGGCCAATCGTCGGGCCACCAGCCGGCGATGGGAATCCTAACTGAGGAATATTCAACTGCCCGTTCTGAGAACTCTTCGTTTGGCGGTTCTGCTCGCTGATATAGGCCGCACGGTATTGCGGCGTGTGGATGACACTCGGGTCCCTCAAGCCTTGGGCGAGAATGTAGCTGTCGCCCTCGGGGGTACCGGGCGTGGTCAGTTTGATCTGCTGACCGACAATATCCGTCAGCTTCTCGGCTATCTTTGAAGGGTCCTGAATGCCTCTGAGTGCAGCCAATTGCGCCTTTGGAACGGGGACGCCTTGGATCATCACCGTATCGCTACCAGCCGCGGGCGCATTCGCCGCAGGCTGAGGTTGCGCTTGTCCCGGGCTCGGGATGGGCACAATGCCGCCCGGTTGCGGGGACGATCCACCAGGAAGCTGCTGCGCAATGGCCCGCAGCTTCGCGGCGTAGTTCGGGTCTGTCGCGTAACCCGACTTGCCCATCGCCTCAATCTGCTCATCGAGGCTGCCGCCGCGCTGCGCGACAGCACGCACGCCCGCATAGTGCGGATCGCTCTTGATCAAATTGGCGTAGTCCTGCGCGCTTTCTCCGGGGCCCTGGTAGCTTCGGAACTGCGCCTGAGTTGGCACCAATTGACCATTGGGACCGGCTTCCATCGTTTGCAGCGCCGGGCCATTGCCGCCCTTGATGCCAAAGTAATTATTGCCCGGAGCGGCCTTCCCATAGCCGGTCTCAAGCGCCGACTGTGCAATGACCAGTCTTGGATCGAGGCCCGTCTGTTGTGATACAGACATGGCGTGCGGCGTCATGTTCTGGACGAACTGCGGATCTGGTGTGCCACCAGCACCACCAACAGCCGGGCCAGCAGCGGCACCTGGAGTGCCACCGCCCGCAGGCGGAATACCTAGGCCCGTAAAATAGTTGTTTGTCCTGTCGTTCTGTATCTGCAGCTTGTAGCGCTCCAGCTCCTCCTGATTGGCGAGGGTCTGCTTGCCGAGCAGGACAGACTGAACCGCATCGGCGTTGCCCGGGCGGCTCGCCAGAATGTTCATCTGCTTCTGCGGGTCCGGCTCCTTCATCGCATTGGCGAGCGCCTGGCGGTCGAGCTCCAAGTCTTGCTGTGCGCCGCCCATGCCATAGGCCGCCGAGAGGCCACCAACCGCGCCCTGCAATGCACGCGCCAGGCCCTGCCATGGCGAATAGACGGGCGCCGTCGACGCCCCCTCCTGCATCTGCTGCAGGCCATAGGCGTAGTTGGGCTGCTGCAGCAGGTAGTCGGTGAGCTTCTGGACCATCAGGCTGCCAAGCTGAGGAGGCCGCCCGGACCAAACGCACTCTTACCGGCCGCGAGCGTGCCGGCGCCGAGGACGGACCCGCCGAGCCCGAACAGGCCGCCCTGCGTTGCCTGCTGCGCCTGGAGGCTCTGCAGGTACTGCGCCATCTGCGCTTGATAGCCGGCCATCGCGCCCTGCGCCTGCGTCGTGTAGCCCGTCAAGTCGCCTTGGTAGCCGGTTTGGAAGTTGGAGTTCGAGTTAACCGGCTGGACGCTGGTCGTTGGCGTGTTCACATAGTTGGGGCTGGGGATGGCACCCGCACCCATGCCGTAGAGCGTGCCCATTTCCCCTAGAGTCGCATTTCGGCCGGTAATATCCTCCTGCTGCTGCTGTGCCCCCAGCTGCGTGGCGTTGATCTCGGCCTGGTTGGAGGCGTCTACCCGCGACTGATTGAGCGGGATGAAGGCGTTCTGGTAGGCCGTAGATCCGGCCGCCACGCCCTGGTTCGCAAGCTGCTGCGTTAACGCATTCTGCTGAATGCCGAACTGCTGATTCTGCCGCGACATCAGGTCGTTGTAGGCATTGTCCCCATACTCGGATGCGCCACCAATCGGTGATAGCAAGCTCGAGGCCGAATCATTTTGAAGTGCATTCGCCGCATACTGCGCTTGGTTGCGGAAAGTACCGCCATAGGCCGCTGTTGATGCATCGGTCGGGTCTAGCGTCTGGGTCGCCGTGTACTGCGGGACCCACTGGCCATTGATCATCTGGCCGCCGGTCATGCCGTAATTCAGCGAACCGTAAGGCGTGACCTGGTTGGTGCTATTGAGTTGCTGTGTTCCGGTAGCCCCGGCCAGATTATAGATACCTTGGGTATTGTTGGCGCCGGAGATATCGTACGTCGGAGCCGCCCCAATGTTCGGGCCCAGGCCGCTCGGGGGGCTGGCCGATCCGCCGCCGTTCACTTAGGCCGCCTTGCGTAGCTTGCCATTCAGCAGTTCCCATTCCCGCCTCAAGAGGCGCATGAGAACGCAGTGCTCGCGGGGGCCGTAATGCTCGGCCAGGATGCCCTCCTGGCGAAAGCCGTAAGCCTTAAGCAACCGCAGGGCTCGCGTGTTTGAAAGCCCCGACTGCGTCCATATTTTACGGACGCCGAGCTTTTCAAACGTAAACGCGAGGATCTCGCGGGCTGTCTGAGGGCCGGCTACAACCCAAGAATCTGAGGCACCCGCTAGTTGAATGGTGCCGTAATTGGGTTTGTAGTCGGATAGCACAATGCCGCCGGCAAGTCTATCCTGACTGTCGAGTATCGCGATGGTGGCATATTTGCCGAAATCTGGCCTTTCCAAGGGGGCCCGGGCGGCTACCCATTCGGCCACCGCGGGATCGGTGCCATAGACAATCCTCACGGCATGCCCATCCCGGGCTGCACCCGGACTGAAAAGGCGTCCAAACTGGCTGCCGTATTGGCCGTAGTGACCAGGGATATAGAGGCCCAGGTCCCTGTTCCGCCCGCAGCCTGCCACTGATTGCTGATCAGTTGCGTTCCGCCCCAAGTCCAAGGCCAGGTCATGGGCCAGACGGCGCCGGAAACCGTGGGAACCGTCACCGAGTTGACAGGCACCGTAGTGTCAAAGTCCCAATTGACGCCCAAGGTGTAAGACATGCCGCCGCCGGTCGGCATAATGGGCTTGACCTGTGGCACCATCTTCTTTTCCGGGGAGCCCAACAGGTTCCATGCCGTCTGCAGCGTAGCGGTGATGGTCGAACTCGAATCGGTCGTGCCCGTATTGGCCTGATAGACCGTCCCGTTGTTGCCCCCGAAAAAAAGCAGCCCGTTAGCCGTTCCCCAGCACCAGGCATTCAGGCCGGTGAACTTGCACCACGCACCCGTGACGGTGTTCATCACAAGCTGGATCTGCTGGCTGTTGCTGACCACCGGGACGTTGACGATCAGGTAACGGGCCTGCGGATAGAGCATCATGTCCCAGCCCACGTTCGCGCTGTAGGACTGCGCCAGGGTGCTGAACAGCGTCTGGATCTTGCCAGTTACGGCGGCCTTCTGGTCGCTCGATCGGTCGAACTGGAGCAGCCCGCGGAGGGAGATGACGCCGTCTACCGTCAGGATGCCGAGGTCGCCGTTCAGGCGGATAATGCAGCGGCGCGTAATCGGGTTTGCCGTCCGATAGACACCCACGAGGTTCCACGTCGTGATGCTGCTGGGGTCTGTCCCCTGGTAGACCGCGACCTCGCCATTGCTGGTGATAATGACGAAGTATGCGTACTGGCCATCCCCCGCGTCATAGGAGAAGTCGCCAATCGCCATGATCTGGCCACCGAGGCGAAATACCGATCCCAGCGGGAATTGCGTGGCAGCCCCCGAGATACTTTGCGTGCCGAGATAGTAGAGGTTGAGGGTTTGGGTCTGAATGAACCACAAGCGGTTCATAAAGGGAGTTACGCCAATCAGTGTCGTATCGGCAACGCCAGTGATGGAGGGATTAGTCCAGGTCGTCCCGTTGTAGTTCTGGACATGGTCAACGCCATTGCAGGCCACCAGGAAGCTGCCACCCGGCGTGGTAAAGTTGGTCCATTGGAAGATGGAGCTGGTCAAACCGGTGACGACAGAGGACGCCGAGCCGCCGGAATTGCTCACATCGTAAAGCTTACCGCCCGCGCCGGCAAACATCTTGTCGGAGCCGGCCGGGTTATACCAAGGCAGCAGGGATTGGACGGTCGTACTCGAACCCATGCCGCCTATCCAGGACGCAGAGCCATTCCGGACCGCGACGTATTGGGCTTCCGGGAACCAGTTGGTCAGCGTCACCGCATCGTTGGGCGCCATCTGCGTGAAGCCTTCACGCGCGTTCAGGCCGCCCGTAGGAGCGGGCACCGTGTAGGGTACTGTCTGAGCGCCCTTGGCTTGCGATGCGGGCGAGACGCGAGAGGCGCGAAGGAAGCTCATGGCGTCAGCACCGCGAGGTAGACATTCCCCGCTATCGCGCTGATTGATGCGCCTGTCGGGTTATGCCAGATGAATGACACGTTGCCGGTGCTGCCAATCCAGCCGTAAGCGTTAAGCCCCTTGGTATCGACGGAGAACTGCGGCGGTAGGACCATCTGGCCCACACCCGGAACAGCACCACTTAAAGCAGTTGTCGTGATGCTGGTTACGGCCCCAGAGCTGAGGGCTGTAATCGTGTAGGCGAAATTGGCTGTCAGCCACGAGGTCGGTAGCGTTGAGAACGCCTTCTGGACCTGTTGCTTGAATATCACATCCCCGGAATAGATCTGGATGCTGTTGGGCATCAGACATTCCAGTTACCCAAGGGGATGAACGGCGTGCGGCGGTTCCAAGGATAACGCTCCGAAGCGCTAAGCCGCTGCGCGCTCTTGTTCCTGGCAGAAGACGAGAGCAGGAGAGCCATCCACGCGTCGTACTCCTGCGCGTAGTCAAAACCGTTCGCGCGCAGAAACATCCAACGTAGCCCTAGCTCCATCAATGTTTCAGGGAATGCTGGCGTATCGGCGTCTGCGGCGAAGGCCGTCTGGTTGAGCGTCGAGCCACCGCCGCCATAAACGCAGTTGTTGGTAATGTACTCGTAAAAGACTGAATTGCCGGCGGCGGGAACGGGCGTCAGCAGGATATGGTTGCCGCGGAGCCGCATCGCATAGTACGGGCTGGTGAAAGTCGGCCCAGCCAGCTCCTGCTGCCACTGTTGCTCATCCATCGGCCCCCAGATTTGCCGATTCATGGTGCGATTCCACATCGACATGGGGATAATGTAGTTCAGGTCGGACGGAACGGCGCCCTGGTCATTGGCTGCCGCAGTCGAGAAGCTCGTCTCGACCGTCAGTGCCTGCCAGGTGTTATCCGGGAAGTTCTTCAGGTCGATCAGTTGCTCGTTCAACAGATCGCGCATTTGGATGATCTGCACGTCCGTTGAGGACCAGACCGCCACGGGCTTGGCAATACGCAGGCGACCGCAGACATTCTGGACGATGGTCAGGCAGCTCACTGATAGCCCGGCGGGATGTAGGGCCCTACGCCTCCAGGAGCGGGCATCACTGGACCCTGCAACGGATTTACCTGCCCGTTGGGGCCGACCATGTTGACGTTGCGGGGGTCGTTCGCGTCCCTTACGGGGTCGAAGGCATTGACGCGGTTCTGATCACCCAATCCAAGCCCCTGCCATGCGGCAGGAGCAGCCTGAAGGGGTGCCATACCCGGAGGGGGTGGGGGAAGCTGGGGAGCCGCACCACCGCCCGGTCCGTAGCTGCCCTGTGGCCCCGGAATTACGGGCGGTTGATAGGCAGCCAAGCCTTGCTGCTGCTGGAACGGCGGCAGCGGCTCGTTATGCGGCCCCGCAAAGGGTGCCTGATAGGCAGGTTGGGGAGTCGGAGGTGTCGGCAACGTCGGCTGCTGGCTCGGAATGTAGGCCGAACCGAGCCCCGGCCGCATCGCCTGTGTCAATGCGCGCGCAATCTCCCGTAGTTTGCTCTCGTCTGCCATCAGGCGGCCTCGGCTTCCACAGCCTTACGCGGGCGACCGGGCCCCCTCTTCTCTTCCATTGGTCCCTGCATCCCCTCGAACTTGCCGGCAAGCTCCCCAAGCTGCCGCTGCAACGCCTCGATCTGCTTGGTCAGGCGCGCGTTCTCATCGATCAAGCGGCCGGCTGGGGCTACGCCATTGGCGGACTCCATGAAAGCAACAGCCTTCATCTTCCACTCACGCGCACCCATGCCGATGTTCGCGACGCCGTTCTCCGGCAGTTCGGCCAGCGCCTCGGCGGTGTGGATGTTCTGCGAGCGCAGCATCGCGCGCACATGCACATCGAGGAACGGGAGCTGCTCAAGCGGCGTGCCCTCCATCTTGCCGCCTTCCTCCACGTCGATAAACTTCCTCACC